AGCGGACATACCAATTCTTTCGTAAGCCTCTTCTATAATTTTATCTATATAAAAGGTCTTTTCAAAAGTTGTAGTTCCAGAAGTAGTGTTAGCCATTTAGCTTCTCCTACGGTGTTAATCCTGGTCCAGAATATTTATCTGTTAATAAAGTAACTGCTGCAACATTTGTTAATGTTGAAACAAAAATTCCTTTTGGAAATAAAATTCCATCTTCAGGAAAACTAAAATTAATAACATCACCATTTGGTATATCAGCTGTAAATAAATTTGATCCAGCTTGACTTGTTGTTGTTAATCTTACAATTCCTACACCACTACCATTAGATGCAATAATAATTCCTCTAAGTCTTACTGGAGGAGCAACTACTGCAGTAGAAATAGATGCTGTAAATCTAGTTGCTTGTATATCGCCTTTATATGAACCCATTTTTTTCTCCTTGTATTAAGGAGCCCTTACGAGCTCCTTAAAAATTAATTTATTACTACGCTGCAAAAGCGAAAGCACCTGTAAGACCTGTGCTAGCCGGATTTGGTTGCATTTTATATGCTACTGTCCATATACCATCTTGTGCACATGAAAAATAAATATAAGAACCTTGACTAAATAAATTAGTCACCGCATTTGCTGGTGTATATTCAAGTCTAGTTTCACCTTCAGTTGATGTATCAATAGTAAGAGCGTTAGTTGCTCTGCTCTCAATTACTGATCCTGTTGCAAGTACATCTGTTCCTGCGCAATCAAAAATTAATTTAGCAGTTCCACCAGTTGTATCAACCGATTGAGCATGAACCACTACTGATCCTGCTCTAGCTGCTGGTAATGTTACAGTTTGAGCTGCAGCACCAGTGTAATTATTTACTGTTATAGTATTAACAGCATAAGTTAAAGTTGTTGCTGTTGCTACTGTAGATGCAGTAAGACCTGTAAGTCCAGGTATGATTGATCCAAGAAATCCAGCGCCGTTTTGTGAAAGGACTGGTCCTGAAAAAGTTGTTTGTGCCATAGTTATGTTCTCCTAGTTATTCCAATATCGTCTCTAGGCCGTCGACTATACTGCGTCGATATTAGAAAGTTAGTGTATAGTAATTAAAATATAACTTAATTTATTGAATAGCGCAAGGGATACCTGCATCGAAAATCTACTTTTCGGATATAAATAGCTAGTTTTAGCTAGCTACAGAAAACTCAGGAGCAGCCATCTCTACTTTAATTTGTCTAGTAGCTATTTCAGCTTCAGACATTTTAATCTGGTTAATGATTTCACGAATTTTTTCGTCAATCCTAACCATATCAAGAGTATATATTCCCTCTTGAATGTAGTGTTGCTCCCAATCAAGTTCTAGGGCTCTCTTCTTTGTGTAAAGAGCTTGAACGTGATTTATCATCTACAACCTCCTCATAGGTTATCCAGCATTTATCTTTAGCAAAAGATCGCATGCTGTCTTTTAGTAATATACCTTTTTTTCCTATTTTGTCAAGGATAGCTAGTTCTATACTTTCTGCACTATCTTCTGCTTCAATGTTAAAATTAGCCATGTGACCGTAGGCTCTAATTTTTACTTGAAACATTTTTGTCATAATTCATTCTTTCTATCAGATTTAAGGAGCCCCATAAAGGGGCTCCAAAAATAAAAAATGCTTATAGATTAAGCACCTGGTGAGCCAAACATACCTCTAGGGTCAGAGAATCCGAATGAATATCTCTCTCTAGCTTTGTATCTAACGTTACCAGTATCAAAATCACCTTCCATAGACGTTTTGATAGCTGCTCTTACGAACATCTTCATACCGTTTGGAACGTCAGTTTTGATAAAGAATGCATCTGAATCAGTTAAGAAATTGTTAACCACATAACCTTGTGGAATCATTCCCATAGATTTAATTGCATTGATATCGTTATCAGCAGTACCTACTCTACCTTGAGATGCCATTAATCTTTCCGCTGTGAATTGTAATTCACTTGGGATAATTAATTTAACACCTCTCGCAGCGATTTTTAAACCTCTCTCATCAGTGAATGCATTGATATCGATCAATGATTGTTCTAATGAAGTTTCGTTTAAGTCTGCAGGAGTTGCAAGTTCATTTCTAAATGAACCAGCAATTGTAGGGTGAGATTGGTCCAATAAAGGTTTACCATCTCCACCTGGGAACGAACTTGAAAACGCATTGTTTAATACGTTTGCAGCCGTTACCTGCTTAGTGTTTGCCATAGATCTTGCTAACGCTTTTGTATATCTAGACGCAAGTCTGTCATACAAGTTATCTTCAATCGCTTCTTCAGTGATTGAGAAAGCAAGTGCTACGGTGTTATGTGTGTATCTAGCTGTGAATGTTTCTTGAGCATTGTCAAATGTAACGCCAGAACCTTCTGGTTTAATTTGAGCATTTGCGAAACCTGATAACATTACTTCTTCTTCAAAAGCTCTGTCAGATGTTTCTGTGTCAAAAATTTCAGCATGCTGATTTTCATAACGTTTGTACTCCAGGCCGAATAAAGCATTCAATCCTGGTTCTAGTTCTTTAACTAGCTGTCCTCTTGATATAGCCATATTCTTATACTCCTGTTGTAGTGTTTAACTGATGTTCATTAATTCTCACTACCCACACAACGTGTGATTGAGTGATATTATTGTCACCAGTATCTTTTGTTGAACCAAGTATCTGAAGTTGTTCTGTAGATGTAGTTAAAGTAGCATCATTTAGTCTAACTCTTGATACAAAGTTTGCTGAACTTCCAGCTAAGTAAGTGATATTTGCATTATTGAAAATATCGCCAGTTGCCGAAGCGCCAGTATTATTTGTTCTTATTTCAAAACGTTCATAAGGGTCGTCACTTACGAATGCAACGATATCAGTCGCTGCAACGTTAGGAACGTAATTTAGGAACGTTGGTTTTTTAGTTGTTGGGTCAGTATAGAATGAACCGTTTAGTGAACCTAACAATGTATTACCAGCTGCTGCAACCGCAATTGTTCCTGCGTCTGTAGCTTTTACTGGGTCATTGAAATAAATGATAGTTGGACTATCACTTACTAGGTATTCACTTAAACCGCCTGCATCTCTATTTTGACCAACTTTTCCAATAGGTCTTAATCCAAAACCTACTGATGATCTATTAGCCATAGTTTTTTCCTTGTTTAAGTTTATTTTTAACTTGTTGGTATTGCCAAAAAATTACTTTTTGTTCGTACCACCAAAAGTTACACGAGTCTGCCTCTCACTATTGATAGGCATACTTTTGTGTTGATCCTTATACAAATCGTTTTCAATTGCTTCTTCTCGAGCTTCTATTTGTTTCCTAAAATAAGCTTCTCGAGATTTTGCGATCTCTTCAGGTATCCTTGCCAACACAAGGCCACCAACTCCGATTACTCCCGCATGCTTACCATCTTTGATTTCAGGGTAAACAGATCCTGGATATTCATCAGCTCTCACTAATTCCCATCCTGATCTCATTTTACCAGTCATATTTTTGGTATCGTCGAAGCCTAAGACTTCAGAACGAATCCATCTATGTCTAAAACCATCTGGTGCTGGCGGTGCATCTAAAGATGACGGTGGAGTCCAAGTTGTAGGTCTCTTTTCAGCAGTCCTAGTTTGGCTCGCACGAGGGGTCTTAATATTTTTGTTTTTTTCCATATGCATTTACTCCTTCGTGATTATATGTTTCGCATATTCTTCAAGTGGCACACCTAATTTTTTAGCAATAGCTACTTGAGAAGGCGTGAGTCTCACAATTTTGCGATTACTGTTTTTACCATTTCTATTAGCCGAAGCTACATTTTGAACTGGTTTAACAGGTGTCGTTGATGCTGTTGTAGCAAATTTGTGCGGAAATTCAAGTCTTATTCTTTTATCAATTTCTGCATAATATTCGTCACTTTGAGCATCATACCCTTCTTCATCCACAAGTTTCTTGTGTAATCCAAAGGCTGTGTACGTCATTGCCTCATCTTGTCCAAACCACGTATTTTTACCGGCCCAACTTTGAGCTTTAGGATCTGGAGTTATAGGTTGTTCTTGTTGAACAGCTTGTTGTTGATTTAGTTGAATTTTTGTTTCAACTTCCTTTTCTTCTGATTGTCTAGATTTTAGATCAAGAAGTCTTGCTTCTTCATATCCTAATTTAGATATTTCAGTTTGTGCTGCTATTTCAGATTTTAAATCTCCATCGGCTCTAGCTTGAGCTAATCTAGCTGCAGCTGATTCCATAGATGATTTAATTCTTCTTTCCATTTCAGATACATAACCTGTAT